TCAAGCGCATAGGATTTCGTATATTGTCGAAAAGTATTGCATAGTGCTGCGCTGTGCTGCCATTTTGCTGCCACCAATTAGGTTTAAGGGGTTAAGTTGAACCGCTTCTGTTAGATGGTCGGGGGCAAAGTGAGCATACCGCATTGTCACTTTAATATCCGTATGTCCAAGTATGCGTTGTAAGACCAGAATATTGCCGCCCCCCATCATGAAATGGCTGGCAAAAGTATGTCGTAGAACGTGCGACAGTTGGCCGTCTGGCAGCTCTATTCCCGCGCGCTTTATCGCGCTCCTGAATGCTGAATAACATCCGGTAAAGAGTGGCTTTGAGGTTCGACTTTTGGGTAGCAATTCGTAAAGCTCATCACTGATTGGAACCGCACGGTTTTTCTTACCTTTCGTTTTGATAAAGGTTATTTTGCCGGGGCTTATCTGCTTGCCAGTTAAGCTTTCAGCCTCTCCCCATCTTGCGCCGGTCGCAAGGCAGATTTTGACAATCGTGGTTAAATCACCTGCTTTGCTTTTCTCGCATTCCTCAAGCAAGCGCGTCGCTTCCTCAACCGTAAGCCAGGCTAGCTCAACTTCTGCAATCTTGAACTCTCTGACGTTTTCGAGAGGGTTTGGTGCTGTCCAATCATCAAGTCTTTTCAGCTCATTGAACATAGCCCGAAAGTAAGCCAGTTCCAGGTTTACCGTGCGAGGAGTTACTGACTTAACGCGATCCGAGCGGGTTATTTTCCCGCTTAAACGCTGTTCTCTATACGTTGAGAATAATTTTGCGTTGAATTCAGTTGCGAGGGGATCGCCCATAGCGAGACAGGCAAACTCCATTGCGCCTTTACGCTTCTCGCCATCAGCGAGTGTTACACCATGTGCGTTATACCAGGCTGTAACCAAATCCCGAACGCGGCGTTTGTCTGTCTTCTCGCCCAGCCACGGCTTATCCTGGGCTTGTTCCTTTACATGGCGCTCGAATGCCAGAGCCTCGCCCTTAGTGGCAAACTGGCGCCGGATGCGTTTTCCTTCGCGGCCGTTCGGGAATACCTGGGCTTGCCACTTACCATTGGGGAGTTTGCTTACTGCCATAAATTATTCCTCTGGAAGTGGATATAACATGGTGATCCAGTCATAGACATTCATCACCTCGCCGGATTCTCGAAGGACAATTTCTTGGTTAGTAATGCGGTCAATCCGAAACGTTCTGATCTCTTTGCGTAAGTTGCAGTAACCAGTAAGGCAGTCTAAACCCACATTCTTAACATTAACTTCGCGCGTTGTTGCTACCCCGGCAGAATTACAATATTGAAAAGTAATTAGATTCAGATTAATGCTGGCACTGTTCGTTGACGAGTTAGTGCCGCCATTGTCAACAGCTGCATCCGTCGCTGATTCTGATGGGCCCTTGGAGGAAGGGCGCAGCATTTCCAGAATGGCGCCAATTGCACCTAAAATTACGAAAGCTGTAAAAGCATGCGCGCCTACCGCAGAGAAATGTTGAATTAGATAAAAAACGCCTATCAAAATGACGCTGCAGGTGATTTTTTCTGTCTTCTTCTTCGCTGTGCGCATCACTATGAACCCACAGACAAAGATTGTTATTGCCTCAATGAAAACGATCATCTCTTCACTCTATGAATTCCATTTTGCCGACTGCTTTCCCAAGTGCCTTAACGTCATCAGCATTACACTCGAATGAAGCTTTGCCATTTTCAACCCGTAACCTTCCACCCGGTAAGCGGTACATTTCACGAACGCTGATAACGTTATCCATTTCTATCAGCCAGAAACCATCGACTAGCTCACCACTAAAGGTATCAACTATCCAAATGACACCATCGAAACTAATTAAGCGAGGTTCACTCGTTTTCGGTGGTAGTAGCTCTGATGCAATTGATACCGTTTTGTGATTACTGATAACCCCATTTTGGATTGCAGAAAGCTCTATTTGGGTTTGTTCTGGCGCGTGCCTGTTGGGATTGTTTGCTTCATTTTGTGGTATGGGCATAGGTGGGTTGCCTTGTCCATAAACCAACCAATCCAGCGATGCGCCAGTCTCCATCGCGCATATCAACACCCAATCAGCAGGGAAGTTACCGCGCATTACCCTGTTTGCCATTGTGCTTTGAGACACGTCTAAATGACGGCATAACGCTTGACGGGATGTGAAACCATAAGCCGCACAAATCCTTTCAATGGGGTCCTTGCCACCATTTGGGAGTGTGATTGATTTACGATTCGTAAAATTTTTTTGTTGACCGTTCCAATTTTGGATCATAGTATTTACGCAAAGTGAGTTGTCGAATAGTGTTGAACGCTCCCGAATAGTGTAGAGAACGTTACAAAAGAGGAATAGTGCATCATGAGCCGTCAATTATCAATGCGCCCCAGTATCAACCTTGTGGTGTCAGAGCCATATATCACCCTTGATGAGTTCTGCCGCCGTACCGGTTATAAAACCAGCTATGCCCGCCAAATGATTCGCGAAGGGCGCCTACCAATCCGCAAGAAAGAAAACGCTAACGGTCTGGTTGAAGTGAACATGTTCGCGTTGACGATGGAAGCCGCTCAAGGCTGTGAAATCGCAATGCAAGCCTGATAGTTCCATTTTGGGATAGAAAAGGACTCACAGCATGTTTGATTATCGCGTTTCCAAACATCCTCACTTTGATGAAGCCTGCCGCGCTTTTGCATTGCGTCACAATATGGCGAAGCTGGCAGACCGCGCAGGAATGAAGGTCCAGACGCTGCGCAACAAGCTTAACCCTGAGCAGCCCCATCAGCTCACGCCGCCGGAAATCTGGCTGCTAACGGATATAACTGAGGACTCCACGCTGGTTGATGGATTCCTGGCTCAAATCCATTGCCTTCCGTGCGTACCTACGAACGAAGTGGCAAAAGAAAAACTCCCGCATTACGTCATGAGCGCGACAGCTGAAATTGGTCGTGTGGCTGCCGGTGCTGTGTCGGGTGAAGTTGGGACAACAGCTGGGCGCCACGATGTGATCAGCAGCATCAATTCTGTCACCCGCCTTATGGCGTTGGCTGCGATATCCATGCAGGCGCGTCTGCAGGCTAACCCAGCCATGGCTAGCACTATTGATACGGTTACAGGTATCAGTGCGACTTTCGGGTTTATGTGAGGTGGTCATGCTGAAAAACGAACCTTCTTTCGCCTCGCTCCTGGTAAAGCAAAGCCCGGCAATGCACTACGGCCACGGCTGGATTACAGGAGATAACGGCAAGCGCTGGCACCCGTGCCGCGATCAGTCCGAATTATTAAACGGGCTGAAAACAAAAGCGGCTAAGCCGTCAGCTTTTTTAATTATTCGCATTGCTCGTTTGATTATTAAAGGAGTGAAACATGTCTCGTAATGAGCTGAGAATTATTCTGGGCGTGATCATCCCAAATATGGCGGAAGGCTTTGAAATTAAAACCCGTGACGGCGCTGTTTTGCGTGTCGATCCTGAATGGGAGTGCTGCAAAGAATTTAAAGAAGGTTTGCAGGCTGAAATTATCAACCAAATTAAAAGTAAGCCTGTTCCGGTTGCCGGTTATATCTAATTTGACGCCTACCTAATGCTCATAACGTGGGCATTGTGAAGACAGTCAACTAAAAATGAGGAAATAACAATGTTTGGAATCTTTAAAAAGAAAGCTCGTAAAGCCGTTGTAGAAGTTAAAAAAATGGAAAACCGCGACGCGGTAGAGGCCACTGTTTGGGGCGCCTATTCCATTGCGTACGCTGACGGAACCTGTGACGCGAAAGAAATCAGCGTGCTGGAAAAAACAATTTCAGCCCTGCCAGCCTTTGCGCCTTTTGCCGGTGAAATTGCGCAGATGAGCAGTAATATCCGCGCCCGTTATGAAGCATCACCGCGTAGCGCTAATGCTCAGGCACTGATTGAGCTGGCTGATGTTGCTGGCACGCAGGATGCCGTTAGCGTGTTGTGCCTGTGTCTCGATATCGCAGACAACGATGGTATCGGTGAAGAAGAAGAGAAGCAGCTGAAGAAAATTGCGCAGGCTCTCCAGTTGTCACTGGACCAGTACCTGTAATGGGAAAGCTGCGTTGTCTCATTATCTGTGTGCTGCTGTTCCTGGTTGTTGCAGTAGATTTCACGGGCCGTCTTATGTCGATGTTGGCTGATGGTGTTTTGGTAGCGGGGATTATTGCAGTAGCGCTTCCAATGTTTAAGAAAGCCTGATTCTTACAGCCCGCGTTGCGCGGGCTATATCTGAGTAAATAACCCGTTTTTTTTGGCGTAAACCCGCCGGGCATTTTTTTGCCCGAATTTTGAGGAAATGAATATGAAAAATACTAAAACCCACTCAACGAAAACAGGCCCAGACGATGCTGGCCTGTTCGCTTTGTTAAATGAAACGCGCCTGGATGAGCGCCGTTGCCGTGCTGATGCAATGGCGGCTCGTCTGGATAGTCTGGCCGTGCGCATCGTTTCCCGTCAGTTGAGCCATATCGAGGCGGCCGAACTGCTTCGCGTTGAAGCGGTACGCATCCAGAACGAAGCGCAGGAGCTGCATTAATGGCTGATTCAATGGACCTCGCCCAGCAGCGCGAACAGGAAGATCGTGAGCGCCATATCAACAACGCCCGCGCAAAAGTGCCGGGCGTTTCCCGTGTCCTCTGTGCGGTGTGTGATGCTCCGATCCCGCCAGCTCGCCGCCGCGCTATTCCGGGCGTGCAGTGCTGTGTGACCTGTCAGGAAATTACAGAGTTAAAAGGCAAGCACTATAGCGGAGGTGCTGTATGAGCAGCGGACTCGAACAATTAACCAAAATGCTAGGTGCGGATGGTGTCCGCTATCAGCAACTACCTGACTGTATCACCGATGCGAAGTTAAAAAAGCGCGGCGGCTATACGGAAATTACATTCGGAACAAAATGTGCTGATGTAATTGATGCAGTTGATGGTCGCAATGTTATAGGAATCATTCTGTGGATTCCTCGCAATGTCTACGACTCGGTATTGAAGGGAGGTGCTAAATGAGTACCATCCTGAAATGGGCGGGAAACAAAACCGCCATCATGTCCGAACTTAAAAAGCACCTTCCAGCTGGCCCGCGTCTGGTTGAACCTTTCGCGGGTTCCTGCGCAGTGATGATGGCAACAGACTATCCTCATTATCTTGTCGCAGATATCAATCCAGATTTAATTAATCTGTATCGTACTATTGCGGAAGATACAGAAAACTTTATTAACCTTGCTAAAGCAGTTTTTGAAAGTTTTATCGTGGCTGAAAATTATTATCGTGTACGAGAAGCTTTTAACCACGATTCGCAATTAGACCGCCTGCACCGCGCAGTATATTTCCTTTATCTGAACCGCCACTGTTATCGTGGATTGTGCCGTTACAACTTAAGCGGTGTTTTTAATGTCCCGTACGGTAATTATAAAAAGCCGTATTTTCCAGAAAATGAGATCCGCGCATTTGCAGAGAAAGCAAAACGCGCCAATTTCGTTTGTGCAAGTTATGAAGAAACGCTGGCAATGGTTAAGCGTGACGATGTTATTTATTGCGATCCTCCATACGACGATACGTTTACGGCCTATCACACAAAAGGATTTAATGAGGATAACCAGTACCACCTTGCCTCAATCCTTCTTCATCTTTCCTCGCTGGGGCACAGCGTTGTTGTATCCAACAGTGACACCCAGCTAACGCGCTCTCTTTATCGTGATCTTAAAATTTATGAACTAGACGCGAAACGGAGCATGGGCGTAGCGGGTGGAGAAGGTAAATCCGCCAGGGAAATTATCGCTGTATCTGAACCAGTGCGTGCTAGCTGCAATGAGTGGCAATGGTATGGCGTTGATTATGCTGCAGGGGAAGGTAATAAGGCGGCCAATAAGCTCTCCATGATGGGTAGCAGGAATGTCTGATACTGCTTTTCCCTATAGCTGGAATGCTCCGCGTCCTGCAATTGGCGGTTTTAAGCAAGCTGATGCGGCGCCGGGGATCATGTATCTGACGCCAGACGGCAATCGCAAGCGTTTGTCGATTGCCGAACTGGCAGAAACGGATGAAGCACCAGACCGGAGCCGGGCGGTTCGCCGCCGCCTGGCTTCGCTGCCTCATTTTGTCCGTCGTATGTATGCTCAAAAACTTGAACAGGTAGACCGTAAAGGCAAACAAGCGGCTGATGCCTGGCTTATCAATACCTTTGAGCGATTCGTTCTTAGTCGTATAGATCAGGTCAATGAGCAGTATCTGCCACAGGGGGTGATGCCTGCGGCTTTGTTGCCTCTGCGTGAACAATTCTGGCGCCTGCTTTGGGCTGGAAAAAAAGAGCTGAAACGGCTGGCGCATAATCTTGCTGACCTGTTGGGTAGCGAGTTTAACCGCGAGTTTGATTTCCAGATGGCCCGCACGTCCGATCCTCATTTCGCCACCTTGTCAGGTTATGGCCGCATGGGATTTCTTGCCAATCACCTCAAAACACCGGTTCCGTGCTGGACGGCCTACTGCAAAGAAGAGCTGGAGGCGGAAGACGCACTGAAAGCAGTGGCCCGCCTGCAGTCTCCGCAGTGGTGGCTTAATCGTCTGCGCCGTATGCACGCTCGCTGGCGTGAGCATCTGATGGTTGCGGCCGGGTATGTACACAAAAAATCCGCACCGTACTGCAGTGATCCATGTTTGCAGGAGTGGACGGCTCAAAAGAAAGCCAACCGCGAATTTCTGAAAGCGATGGAGCTGGAAGATGAGGACACCGGAGAACGTGTATCGCTGATTGATAAAGTGGCCGGCAGCGTTGCCAACCCAGCTAACCGACGCCGTGAACTGATGGCGCGAATGCGTGGGTTCGAAGATTTAGCGAATGAGGCCGGGCTGGCCGGGGCGTTCTTCACGCTTACCGCTCCATCAAGGTATCACTCAATGCAGTACGACGGGCGCCGGAACAACAAATACAGCGGCGCGTCACCGCGTGAGACACAGAAATATCTTTGTAAAGTATGGGCGCGCACGCGTGCGGCCTGGCTGCGCAACGGTATTCGCGTGTTTGGTTTCCGTGTTGTCGAGCCTCACCACGATGAAACCCCGCACTGGCACCTCCTACTTTTCATGCGCCCGGAGCATATCGAACCGGCAACAGCGATCTTTCGTAAGCACGCCATGCGTGAGGATGGAAATGAGCCTGGCGCCGCTGAAAACCGCTTCGAAATGAAACCCATCGAGAAAGAGAAAGGCAGCGCAACGGGCTATATCGCCAAATACATTTCAAAAAATATTGATGGCTATCAGCTTGATGACGATCTGGATGATGAAACCGGCAAGCCTCTGAAAGAGATGGCGCGCCGCGTAAGTGCCTGGGCGTCTCGCTGGGCGATCCGTCAGTTCCAGCAGATAGGCGGCGCACCGGTAACAGTGTGGCGTGAATTGCGCCGCCTCGGTGATCGTGAGCTGGTCCTGCACCCCGAAATTGAGCCAGTGCGTCAGGCCGCCGACAGCAGCGCGTGGGATTTGTACGTGAGTGCTCAGGGTGGCCCGCTGGTTCCCCGCGATCTCCTGCGCGTGCGCCTCAGCTATGAAGTCACCGAAAACGGCAATCTCTACGGGGATGACGTCTCCAAAATTTCCGGCGTTTACTCCCCAATCCGTGGGCCGGAATCGCTGATTCATACGCGCACTACCAAATACAAAATTGTGCCGAAACGTCAGGCCGACGGCGTTTCAGGTTTTGACCTTGATTTTTCAGGCGGCCCCGCCGCCCCTCGGAGTTCTGTCAATAACTGTACGCGGGAGCCGCGGGAGGTTGAAAAACGCGCCGATCCTGGCGGCACGGTCATGAATGACTGTGCCAGCTGGGCGGATATTGGCTCTTTATCCCGGAAAGAAAAACGGGTGATAGCGCAGCGGCTGAGCGACGCGGCAAGGGTAACTAACAAGCGCGTAAAAGTGAGGCCAAAAGCCAGCCCTATGACGGAGCAGGAAAAGCAAATTAGTGAGCTGCTGGCTCTACGTGGTGTGGATGCCAGTGTCGGAATGGTCCGTTCGTTGGTTTCTGGCGCGGTGGTTGCCTTTGGCGATCAGGTGTTAACGGTAGAAGAAGGGCGCCTTACTGTCCGAAACCGTACTGCGGCAGGTGTTCAACGTCTGCCGTCCCAGATTGTGGAGATTAAACAGCAGGCGAGTGACCTTTTGAACCGAATGAAGCGTGCGTTTTCAGGGCGGAAATAGCCCGTGATCAACATGGTCAGGTCTGACGGTGTGGTACCGAATTGAGCGCGTCACCGTCAGAAATGACAGTGCTGGCCATTCATCGAGTAACGTCATTTTTGACTGTGCTGCAGGTGAATTAAAACGAAATCAGGAGTTGAGGAAAACAGAAATGACCTATCTGGGAAGCAAGGCCGCAAGCGGTGTTTTTCAAAAGATTATTGCGGAAATGCCGCCGCATGACACCTACATTGAGACGCACCTGGGCGGTGGCGCTGTCATGTTGCGTAAGCCACCGGCCCGCCGCAATTGGGGAATTGATATTGATCCCCTGACGGTTGAGGCGTTCTGCCAGGGCAATGCTGATTTTCTTGATACCGTGGGCGATAGCCTTTTTATCGAGGTTGTCGATGCGGTGCAGTTTTTAAGGGACTTCGATTTTTCCTCCGCCGGTCGTGTGCTGGTTTACGCAGACCCTCCCTATCTGCATGAAACGCGCACCAGTGCCGCGCGTTATCGCAATGAATATACCGTTGCCGAGCATGAGCGGCTGCTGGCCTGCCTTAAAAGCCTGCCAAAAAATGCCAGTGTGATTTTGTCCGGCTACCCATCAGCGCTTTATGACGAACTGTTAACGGGCTGGCGCCAGAAAGAATTTCAGGCCATGACTCGCGGCGGTGTGCGCACAGAGAAAATCTGGATGAATTACCCGGAGGGGCGAGCCTACTCGCACACCTTTGCGGGTAAGGATTACAACGACAGGGAGCGCATCAAACGCAAGGCGAAGCGCTGGCGCGAAAAGTTCGCAGCTTTGCCCCATGCCGAGCGACTGGCAATAATGACGGCGCTGAGTGAAGTTAATGATTAACCTCAGCAAACAGACTCATCTGATTGATTGATAAAAAATATTTTACAACCCAGAAATCCTCCTATACTGTATATATAAACAGTGGATATACATACAGTTATCGGCATCTCTTCCTGGGGATGCTGGTTGGTTTATCCCGCAGTGAGGATAGGAGGGAAAATGCAGGACTATCTTTTGGAGTCGTTGAAACTCCAGCGTATTGATTTCTTTATCAAGCTTGTAGCGGCTAGTGAGTGTAGCGAAGAAGAGAAACGCCTTGCGATCCAGTGGGTGTCGGAACTGACGGACGAGCTGATGGCGAAAATTCGGAACCATGATTACGGCCAGGCGATGGACGTTATCAACTAAGGGGGGATTTATGCGCATTGAAATAATGATCGATAAAGAGCAGAAGATAAGCCAGGCAACACTGGAAGCCCTTGAATCCGAGCTTTACCGAAATTTGCGCCCTCTCTATCCAAAAACGGCAATCCGCATACGTAAGGGAAGCGCTAACGGCCTGGAGCTGAGCGGCTTGAAACTGGACGAAGATAAAAAGCGGGTAATGGAAATTTTACAGCAAGTCTGGGAGGACGACAGCTGGCTGCACTGAGAAACGTTGCGGGCGGCAGTACTTGATTCTGCCGTCGGCAAGGTTGAACAACGAGCATGGCGAGGCGTTAGGATAGAATCCTCTTTCATCAATAAGGTGTCTATACAGCAACATTATGTAGTTCAGACATCATGGTCTTCATTGAAGTTGGAGCCGAAAGGTTATGATTAACATGCTTTTGATGATACATTTCTGGCTTCAGTAGTCGTTTGATATCTATAAATCAACTATTTCAATAGCTTATGAATGATTGCTTTATGGTATTGAAGTCGCTCGATGTCTTAGCAATTCTTAGCTAAAATAGGAGGCGTTAACGGAGAGGAAGTTATGTCTAAGTCTAAAATTTATGCAATTGACCTTTTTTGCGGTGCGGGTGGTTTGACCCATGGACTAATACAAGCTGGGATAAATGTAATTGCTGGTATTGATTTAGATCCTGATTGCCAGTGGGCCTATGAGCATAACAATAAGACTAAATACATAAATTCGGACATTAGCGATGTGACCGGACAGGATCTGATGCGTTTGTGGCCCTCAGATGGTCTAAGGTTGCTTGCTGGTTGTGCTCCTTGCCAACCATTCTCCAGCTATCGCAAGGGTAAAATTGAGTCTGAGGACGGTAAGTGGAAGCTTTTAGGTGAGTTTGGTCGTTTGGTTAAAGAGTGCGATCCTGATCTGATAACTATGGAAAATGTTCCAAGGTTACAAAAGCATAAGATTTTCACTGAGTTTGTAAAAGACCTTAAGACCAGTGGGTATAAAGTTTGGCATGGTATTGTAGATTGCCAACAATACGGTGTTCCTCAGAAAAGACAGCGATTAGTTTTACTGGCTTCAAAGATTAACGACGTTGCGTTAATCCCTCCAACTCATTCAGAAGACAGTTATGTGACAGTTAAAGATGTCATTTCGCATTTGCCAGAGATAAAACCAGGTCAGTCTGATGATAAAGACCCCTTGCATGTGGCTCAAGGTATGAGTCCATTGAACTTAGAAAGGATACGCCAATCAAAACCTGGTGGAACTTGGAAGGATTGGGATCCAGAGTTGGTGGCAGCGTGCCATAAAAAAAGTAGCGGTAAAACCTATACTAGTGTTTACGGACGTATGAAATGGGACGAGCCAGCTCCTACAATGACCACACTCTGTTTCGGATTTGGTAATGGTAGATTTGGTCACCCGCAGCAGGATAGGGCTATCTCTTTACGTGAGGCTGCCATCCTTCAAAGTTTTCCGGGCAACTATGTTTTTTCTGAACCTGGCGAAAAGATCACATTTGCTACTGTGGGCCGCTTGATCGGAAATGCAGTTCCGGTAAAACTAGGGGAAGTAGTTGGGAAGTCACTTATTAATAGTCTATGAGGGGAAGCAGGACTGATGGCGGAGCACAGTGAAGTTTTACCGCAGGATGAATTATCTACGCATACCTATGAGATGCAGGTAAGTTTGAGCGTCTTAGGGCATCTGGGTATCAACCTCTATAGTAATGTGGCTGCAGTGATTACTGAAACTGTTGCTAATGCTTGGGATGCTGATGCTTCCGAGGTTCATATAAAACTTACACCTGACGAGATCACTATATCAGATAATGGTTTTGGAATGACCATTAACGATATGAATTCAAAATATCTAACTGTTGGTTACCAAAAAAGAAATAATAAAGACCAACTTTTAACTCCTAAGGGGCGTTTGCCCATGGGAAGGAAAGGTATAGGTAAATTATCATTATTTTCGATTGCAAAGACAGTAATTGTTGAATCTATTAAAGATGGCGAGCAACACGGCTTAATTATGGAAGTACCCGCAATTGAACATGCTATTAAGAGTGGCGCAGGTAGATATTACCCAGAGCCGCTTGATGAATCTCAGGTTACTGTTAGCCAGGGTACTCTTGTGACTTTACGAGATTTAAATCGTTCCCGAATTCCTGCAACTGCATCAGCGCTGCGTAAAAAATTAGCCAGACGATTCTCAATTATTGGTAGCAACGATTTTAAAGTTTATGTAGATGGAGTTGAGGTTACTGCAAAAGAACGTGAGGATTTAAAGCATGTTCAATTTGTGTGGGATCTTAATTCTGGAATAGATTTTTTAAAGGAATGTCCAGGGCTAATTACTGTAACTGATATCTCCTCTGCTTTGGTAGAGAGTCCGCTTTTCGATCCAAAATGGAACATCAAAGGATGGATTGGAAGTATTAAACAACCTAGTCAATTAAATACCCCAGAAGGGAATCTTAACAGCATAGTTGTTTTGTCTCGGGGAAGACTGTTCCAAGAAAATATTTTGGATGATATCAATGATGGCGGTATATATACAAAATATCTAACTGGTCAGCTTGAGGCGGATTTTTTAGATACAGATGAAGATGAAGATATTGCAACAAGCGATAGACAACGAGTTGTTGAGGATGATCCTAGATATCAATATCTTAAATCATTAGTTAAAATTGCATTGCGAAAAGTTGCAGGTCAATGGAGCACTTTACGTGAAATGCAAGGTGCTAAGGAAGCAAAAGAGTCAAACCCTGTTCTTGTGGAATGGATTAGCTCATTAAAACCAGCTTCACAAGGATATGCGGAAAAAATGATTGCTCAGATTGAGTCTTTACCTTTAGAAGATAAGCCTCAAGAGAAAAAGGAGTTATTCAAGCATGCTATCTTTGCGTTTGAGCGTTTACGAATAAAAGAAATGTCTCGGGAATTAGCCGAGGCAGTTATATTTAATGCTGAAAAACTTTTACCGCTTCTAGAAAAGCAAGATGATCTAGAGGCTACGCTATATTATGAAATAGCAAAAAGTCGAGTGGATGTTATCCAAAGCTTCAAGGGGCTGGTTGATAACGATGAAAAGGAAAAGGTTTTACAACGTTATCTTTTTGAGCACCTTTGGCTATTAGATCCTTCTTGGGAGAGAATTGATGGTTCCCAAATTATGGAATCCAGAGTTAACCAAGAGTGGGATAAAATTGATGCTGGGCTTACTGATGATGAGCGAAAAGGACGTATCGATATAAAATATCGCTCATCGGCAGGTAAGCATATTATCATTGAGCTTAAAAGAGCAAGTGTTTTGACCTCTGTTGCAACGTTGGTAGCCCAAGGAAATAAATACAGACAAGCTGTAATTAAATGCGCTAAAACTATGGATCCATCATCAACGCCATCCATAGACGTCATTTTTGTTTTGGGTCGTGAACCTTCAGATTATTCTTTCGATCCTTCATACACTAACCTTCAGTTACAGTCTGTTAATGGCAGAGTTGTTTACTATGACGGTTTAATCAACAGTGCTCAAAATTCGTATCGGGAATACACTGAAAAGCAAGCGACCGTTGCTCGGATTGCTGAGATTGTAAAAAAATTAGACGATTAAATTTTAAGCACCTGCTGAATGCATGACTATGCTGCATGAAAATGAATGATCGTTAGAGGATCGTTTATGTCCAAGCCCGCCAGTTCTGGCGGGCTTTTGCTTATATCAGGCAGGTGCATGAAAACCATTACGTAAAGCGGGCAGGCGTGGCGGGGCTACGAGCGCGCGTACTGGGGGACAATCAACCATTTACTAAATGCTGGTTGGTGGGAGGGAGATGGTTTGCCGCAGAACGTCTTGACTCATTCTTGAAGCAGCAAGATGGGAGATGATAAAAGCCATGCATGTTTATTGATTTATGTGCATGAAATTGATATTTTGTGCATGATTATTTTTCTTTGTGAGGTTTTTATGGCTTTTAGAGCAGAAGAAGCAGCGGCTGCAAACTTCGAACGTGCGTATCGATACCTGGTACCTCAGGGAGCCACGCAAGAAATGCGCTTCAAAATTAGGGAGAAACTTAAAGAGATTGTTGAAGAGTGTGGACCAGTCGTTGAGGGGTATCCGGCTTGGCATCCTTTTATGATGGAAGCGGATAATACCTGTTGGGCTCCAACGACGCCTAAGAGCACCAAAAGCTTTAACTATCTAGATCACACGGTGTATTTTCGTAATGGCATTCTTACCTGCCCTTATGGCCATGGCGTTGATGAATTTATTCAAACAATCAGAAGCTTAAGACATCGAGATGCTTTCATAACAATTGAGAGAGTAGAAAATGTTGTACTCTACAATGATGCTGCAGTTCCATTACTAATCAAATGCGATTGGAATATCTCTGAAGAAATGGAGGCAGACGGCACCATTCCACCAAAAGTAGCAATTGGATTGATGCTTGAAAACGAAGTTCCAAACTGGAGAAATGCCGTTTATTGTGAGAGTTGGGAGGATATGAGAGGACAATTAATGGGTTATCCTTTTGGAGCCAGGTCCTCGCTGTTTGTAAACCAACAGACGGGTCAGAAGATGAAAAATTTTTGGAATCACTTGATAAAAACAGGCCTGCTCGGGGAAGAACGATAATAGCGTATAAAAATTATAGCGCCCTAATAAATTATTTAAGGCGCTATATTGAGTGTTAGTCGGTGCGATTTTCCTTTGTCAGTCCCAGTGTGTACGGTTCGAAACGGATCACTTCTTCGCCCAGCCAGTCATTGAGCTCCTGCATTCGCTTCTGAAGGGACATTAATTCGTTACGCACAAAAACATGGCTGGCTTTTTCAACATCACCAAACCCGCCGGTATTTGTCGGAATAATCCCCATCAGCTGCGGCGGCACGCGGTGAGCTGCCAGCATGTCATCACGGCTCACATTCTTGATGTTCAGAAACTCGTCTTTCGCGGCGACTTCTGACAGCGGGATGATCTGAATGCCGTCTTTCTTGCCGTTCGGGCTGTACATAAACAGGTTGCGGAAGTTGCCTGGCCCTTTCGATTTTTTCAGCGCTTCGCGTATGTTGTCCACGTCTTTCTGATCGGCGGCGGGGTCGCTCATGTACATGATGAAACCAGCATGGCTACCGTTAAGGTAATATTTACGGCGAAACAGCGTGGCCGATTCATTCAGCAGGGCGGACGGAATGGCGGAGAGGTATTCCGGCATTCCGTAAAGCTCCTGGTTAATGTCAGGTTCCATCAGATGAAACACGCTTCCCTCGTCGAACTGATAGGGCTGTGAGTTGTAGCAATACTGTGCAAACCAGTAGGTGTCCGGGTCAATGCCACGGCGGGTGTATTTGGCAAGCGAGGCGCGCAGCTCCATGATCTGGCCCAACCGGTTTAAGCGTTTTTCAAGGTAGGCATTACCGAATACCAGAAAGTCCTGGGCGAACCGGGAAAAGGCCTGTTTAGACAGCCAGCGGTGAGGGATGAAGGTACTGGTAAGAATATTGCGTTTTACCTGAATGGCGCTGGAGTGATGCACGGCGGCGCGGTAAGTTCGCGCCAGGCCATCCATGCTGATCGGTGGTTCGTACCAGCGGTCCACCTGCACGCACTCCAGGTAATCAAATAACTCCCGGCGGTCCATAACGGGGATCGGATCGCCAAACGTAAACGCCTCCGCATGTGCATTGCTGACCATGTTGGCCGTATCGGAGGCAGTCTTGCCGCACGGTGTCTTGCTGCGGTTTTTGCGGTTAGCCATTAAAAAATCTCCACGATGTTGCTGGTACTGGCGGAAGCTCCTGCCAGTGGTTCGTTATAAAGTGCGTGCATGGTTGCCCAGGCTAAATCCGCGTGGCTTGCTTCCTCTGTGCGGGCTGCTTCGTAGGTTGGCCGGTTGCCGCTGGCGGTGGTTGAACGGCGAATGGACATAAAGGACTGCGCGATATCCAGCATCCCCGCGTCAAACTCCAGACGGCGCCCGCTGATGATGTCGTAGGCTTTAAGCACCAGGGCATTTTTTACGGTCGGGTTGTAGACAAACTCACGCGCGGCAGGGAAAAACTGCTTAACCGTTTTGTAAACGCCATCGCCAACGCCGGTCGAGTCAATGCCGATGTAGGTCACGTTGTAGCGTCTGGTTATTTCCTCAATCGCTGAGGCCTGGGCGCGAAAGTCCATCCCGCGCCACTGGTGACGCTCAAGGATGCGGAATTTACCGCCGGGGACGACGGGAGGCGCGATGACCACGCAACCGGCGCTGTCACCGTTCTGCGTTCCTTTTGCCGGGTCATAGCCGATCCAGACAGGATGGTATGCAAACGGACGCAGTAAAAGCGGTTCGAAATCGTCCCACACATCCCAGCTGTCAACCATGCAGGACTGCAGCAACGCCAGCGGGAACACGGACGCCAGGTCGTCAACAAACTGACACATCAGCAGGTTGTTGTATTCGTCCGGGCTGTACTCCAGACGCAGCTGGTCCAGGTCGAAAAGGTTACACCCGCCGTTTACGGCATCTTCAATGGTGACTATCTGCCGGTACTGGCCGTCAGGGCATAAAACGCCGTGCGCCAGGCTACTGTGAGAAAGGTCAAATTCTACCCTGTCGGCTTTCGGACGCCCTTTATTGAACAGGGCGCCAGACCAGAACGGGTAGGCGCTGTGCGTCAGGCTGGAAGGTGTAGAGAAATAGGTCTGGCGCCATTTTTTGTGGAGCGCCATACCGGAGGCCACCTTGCGCAGCTCCTGGAATTTAGGTATCCAGAAATACTCATCAAGATACAGATTGCCGTGATAGCTCTGCGCGGTACGGGCATTTGTACCTAGGAAGTAAAGACAGGCGCCGTTAGGCAGCACCATCGGATCGCCTTTCAGCTCAACATCCACCTCTTTTGCGAAGTCGATGATGTACTGTTTAAAAACGTGTGCCTGAGCTTTACTCGCTGACAGAAAGATTTGATTTCGCCCCGTGGTCAGCGCGTCTATCAACGCTTCACGGGCGAAATAGTAGGTTGCACCGATCTGGCGCGACTTTAAGAGGTTGCGGATACGGTGTTTGATACCAGCGTCCCACCAGTGGCGCTGGTACTCGAACATACCGGCGCGGAAAATCTCTTCCAGCTTTTCGATCTGTTCGTCGGTAAACAGGTTTTTTTCCGGCGGTTTGCGCGGGCCTTTATTGCGGTTGGCCACGTTGGGGTTGAGGTCTGCTTCATTCCCGCCATTGTTAAATTTACCGATCCTGGCCTGTCGTTCTGACTGACGCGCCAGCAGGTCAATTTCTTTAAAATCCTTTCCTTCCTTCTGCTCCTTCATGACGAGCTGGCAGTAACGTGCGGCGGTGGTGAGCTGCATCTGATCCAGTGGGCCATATTCGCCCCACTTATCGCGTTTTTTCCAGCTGTGAACGGTTGCAACTTTCTCGCCCAGCATTTCAGCAATGCGGGCTACGCGGTATCCCTGAAAGTACATCAGCATTGCCTGACGACGGGGATCGAGGTCTGCGGGGGTCAGTGTTGTCATGGCACAAACATACGGCCTCAAATCAGCACTTTCCCCGGCTTCGCATTGTGTGGGAGTTCGCACAAGCCCAACGCGTTGTTTACACGCGCCCATCACCGCAAACATAAGGCTCTGAACGTGTTACGAACTAACTAACCGGAGCCGGACCGATGGCAAAAAAATCTAAGCGTTTTCGTATTGGGGTCGAAGGGGCCACTACTGACGGGCGCGTTATTGAGCGTGAATGGCTCACCCAGATGGCGGCGAGCTATAACCCGCAGGTATACACCGCGCTGATCAATATGGAACACATCAAGGGCTTCACCCCTGATGGGCCTTTCCGTCGTTTTGGCATGGTGGAAAAGCTGGAAGCGGAAGAAATCACCGAAGGGGCTTTGTCCGGGAAGATGGCGCTGTATGGCTGGATTGCCCCGACGGACGATCTGGTAACCATGACCGGTAACTGGCAGAAGCTTTTCACCTCAATGGAAGTTAACACCAGCTTTGCCGATACCGGCTCCGCTTATCTGGTTGGTCTGGCGGTTACTGACGATCCGGCAAGCCTCGGCACTGAAATGCTGCAGTTCAGCGCCAGCGCAGAACATAACCCCCTGGCGCGCCGCAAGCTGGACAAAGACAACCTGTTTACCGCTGCTCTTGAAACGCTGATCGAGTTTGAGGACGTGCCGGAAAAAACCAGCCTGTTTACCCGCGTGAAAGAGCTGCTGTCCCGCAAAGGCGTCGATGATAACGCCCGCTTTGCTGATGTTAATCAGGCTGTTGAAGCCATCGCGCGTGAGCATCAGACGCTGGCGGAGCAGGTCAGCACCCATCAGGCCGATTTCAGCAACAAGCTGAGCGATATGCAAAAGGTTGTTGATGAGACAACCAGCGCACTTTCCACCCTGCGTGAGCAGCTTTCCACCCAGGACAGCCGCAGCGAACGCCGCCCTAATGCGACCGGCAATAACGGCGCAGAACAAACCACCGATTGCTGACGGAGCAAAAGCACAATGAAAAAAGAGACACGTTTTAAATACAACGGCTATCTGACGCAGCTCGCCAAACTCAACGGCGTATCTGTGAGCGATATCGCCTCGAAATATACGGCTGAGCCGTCAGTGGCGCAGACGCTGGAAACGAAAATCCAGGAGTCTTCCTCGTTCCTGCAGAAAATCAACATTATCCCGGTTGATGAGCAGTCCGGCGAGCGTCTGGGGCTGGGTATTGGTTCCAGTATTGCCGGAAATACTGATACCACCCAGAAAGACCGTGAGCCCGTTGATCCGACTTACATCGACGGTGAAGGGTACAAGTGTACCCAGACCAACTCTGATACGGCGCTGCCCTATGCGAAGCTGGATTTATGGGCCAAATTCCAGGACTTCCAGACGCGCATCCGTGACGCCATCATTACCCGCCAGGCGCTTGACCGCATCATGATCGGCTTCAACGGCGTGAAGCGTGAGAAAACGTCAGACCGCGCGACCTATCCACTGCTGCAGGATGTGAATATCGGCTGGCTGGAAAAAATCCGCCAGGAGAAACCCGTTCAGGTTCTGGACAAAATCGTGTCCGAAGGCGAGGTGGTTTCACAGACTATCCGTGTCGGTAAAGGTGGCGATTTCCTGAATCTGGACGCGCTGGTTATGGGCGCCGTGAATGAGAAAATCGCGCCGTGGTATCAGGAAGATACGGAGCTTGTGGTTATCGTCGGGCGCCAGTTACTGGCGGATAAATATTTCCCGATCGTCAACCGTGACCAGCCAAACAGCGAAACGCTGGCGGCAGATCTTATCGTCAGCCAGAAGCGTATCGGCAACCTCCCGGCCGTTCGTGCGCCGTTCTTCCCGGCGAATGCCATGCTGATCACCCGCCTGGATAACCTGTCTATTTACTGGCAATCAGGCTCCCGCCGCCGTTCGGTCATCGACAATCCGAAGCGTGACCGCGTGGAGAACTTCGAGTCCGTTAACGAGGCGTATGTTGTCGAAGATTACGACGGCGTTTGCCTGGTTGAGAACATCGAACTGTTGCCCGTGCAGGCAGGTGGCAATGCCAGCCCAGCGCTGACGACTGAAACCATCCAGGAAATCGTCACGGCAGCGGTGAAAGGTGCGCTTGATGCGCAGGCAGCTGGCGGTGCTGGCGCCGGAGCGTGATAAATGAATCCGTTCCGTGCTCACACTCAGTATGTACAGGCACAGGATGCCGCCCGGCAGGGCGGCAGTAATGCCAGCCTGACGGGCTACAACCAGATGCTGTTACAGCTGACAGAACACCGCAGGCGCCTTAAAACCGTCCAGTCAAATGAGCGCAAGGCTCAGCTCAAACGTGAGTTTCTTCCCGCTTATGCCTCATGGATTGCTGGTTTACTGGATGCTGACGCGTCAGGCCAGGACGACGTGGCGATGTACGTCATGATCTGGCGCATTGATGCCGGAGACTATACCGGCGCGCTGGACATTGCCCGCCATGCCATTAAACACGGATGGGTCCTGCCGCAGCGCTTCAACCGGACCTGCGGGACCGCTGTTGCCGAAGAGTTTGCCGACGCGGCAATGCGCGCTTTTTCTGCCGGTGAATCATTCAATGCCGCCATTCTTACCCAGGTGCTCGATATCGTTGAAGGTCAGGATATGCCGGATCAGTCCCGCGCCCGACTTCATAAGGCGATGGGCTACGCGCTGCGGGATAACGATCAGGCAGTGGCGGCACTTAACCATCTGAAGCGTGCCCTGCAGCTGGATAACAGTTCTGGCGTCAAAACCGAAATCAACAAGCTTGAAAGCCGATTGCGACAGGCAATGTCGGCTTAACGAATCGTGCCAACGCGCGGGGCGGCACGGGGTGGCGACAGGCTTTATGCCGCGTCAAAACCCCGTCCACCGCCCAACTATTTGGGAGTGCCAGAAATATGCAATTCGTTTCGCCGGAACAGGCCGGGGAAAGTACCCAGGACGTTATTAAAAACACCAGTTTCTGGCCTGATGTCAGGGTTTCAGAGTTCCGCCGTGATATGCGCATGGATGGGAGTGTCACCGATCCGCGTCTGCGTCTGGCGTTGCTGACAGCGATTGCTGAAGTTAACGCCGATCTTTATGAGTTCCGCGAGAAACAACGGGCGCAGGGGTATGCGAGCCTGGCCGACGTCCCTGCCGATGTGATCGACGGCGAAAGCCAGCGGCTCATGCTGTATCGCCGTGCGGTGTTTTGCTGGGCAAAAGCAAACCTGGTTGAGCGCTATCGCGATTTTGACGCAACCGGCGACGGAAGCAAGAAAGCCGAAGATATCGAAACAACCTTAGGCGAGCTGTGGCGCGATGTGCGCTGGGCGGAGTCCCGCCTGCGCGATATGCCGCATATGACGGTGGAGCTGATTTGATGAAAGTGCGTGCGCATCAGTATGACACGGTGGACGCACTCTGCTGGCGCCATTACGGGCGCACGCAGGGAGTCACTGAACAGGTGCTGCAGGCGAATCCGGGGCTGGCTGAATATGGCCCCTTTTTACCGCACGGGCTGCAGGTGGAGCTGCCGGATATCACGGCGTCAACCACTGCGCAGACTGTCCAGTTATGGGACTGAACTATGACGCTTGAACGAATCAGCGCCTTTATCACTTACTGCGTTGCCCTGCTTCTGGCATGGCTCGGCGATTTGTCTCTTAAAGATGTATCGACCATTACCGGTCTTGCGCTGGGGATTATTACTGCAGCGGTGACCTGTTATTTACGCTGGAAAGCCTACCAGCTGCTGCGGGACGGCAGAATATCCAGGGGGGAATATGAGTCCTTCAATCGTTAAGCGTTGCCTGGTCGGCGCGGTGCTGGCGATTGCTGCCACGCTGCCGGGCTTTCAGTCGCTTCATACCTCAGTTGAGGGGCTGAAACTAATTGCTGATTTCGAAGGGTGCCGCCTGCAGCCATACCAGTGTAGCGCCGGGGTCTGGACTGATGGGATCGGCAATACGTCCGGGGTAGTGCCGGGCAAAACCATAACGGAGCGACAGGCCGCGCAGGGGCTGATTAATAACGTATTGCTGACGGAAAAAAGGATTGAAGCCTGCCTGCAGGTTAAGCCACCTCAGCAAGTTTACGATGCCCTGATCAGCATCGGTTTCAATGTCGGAACGGGGGCAATCTGCCGGTCAACAATGGTTTCTTACATCAATCGCCAGCAATGGTGGCAGGCGTGCAACCAGCTTCCCCGCTGGGTTTATGTAAATGGTCAATGGAATAAAGGGCTGGAAAACCGGCGCGCCCGCGAGCTTGTCTGGTGTCTTAAAGGGGCAGGGGCATGACGCGCGCGCTGGCGGTGATCCTGGCTCTGGTGCTGGCGTTGCTGGGCTGGCAGTCATGGCGGCTTAACAATGCCGGTCACACCATCGAGACACAGGCAGAGGCGCTTAAAAAGAACAAGCAGGAGCTGGCGAAGAAAAACAGCCAGCTCATCAGCCTGTCCATTCTTACCGAAACCAACAGCCGGGCGCAGATGCAACTTTATGCTGCAGCGGAGGAGACTTCCGCGCTGTTGCGGAGTCGCCAGCGCCGGATCGAGGAGCTAAAACGTGAAAACGAGGATTTACGCCGCTGGGCTGACACTCCTTTGCCTGCTGACATTATCCGGCTGCGGGACCGCCCGGCCCTCGCCGGAGGTGCAGCTTACCGTGAGTGGTTGTCCAAAAGTGACGCAGTGCCGCCTGGACAGGTCAGCGCCGCGCAGTAATGGGGATCTGAATCAGGTGCTGGATGAGACTGAGGCCGCCTGGGCGGCATGTGCCGACAAAGTGGACACGATCATTGCGTGTCAGGAGCGAGACAGTGAACAAGCCGCAGTCCTTACGCAACGCCCTGAATAAATCGGTGGCGTATGTCCGTGACAACCCGGACAAACTGCACCTTTTTGTTGATAACGGTTCGCTGGTTGCAACCGGCGCCCGTTCAATGTCATGGGAATACCGCTACACCCTGAACGTGGTGATTGAAGATTTTAGCGGCAACCAGAATTTAGTGATGGCGCCCGTGCTGCTCTGGTTAATGACCAATCAACCGGACGCCATCAACAACCCGGAGCTGCGCGAAAAACTTTTTACCTTTGACGTCGATATCCTGAGCAACGATCTGTGTGATCTCAGCCTCAATCTGCAGCTCACGGAGCGCGTGATTGTCAGCACAGACGGCACCGTATCGAGCGTAGAAGCGGTGCCGGAACCAGACGTACCCGAAGAAATGTGGACGGTGAAACGTGGATGACATGCAGAGGGTGGATGCCTGGCTGGCGGCCCTGCTGGCGAATCTGGAACCGGCAGCCCGCAACCGTATGATGCGACAGCTGGCGCAGGAGCTGCGCCGGTCACAACAGCAAAACATCAGGCTGCAGCGCAATCCAGACGGCACCGCCTTTGAGGCGCGCCGGGTGACGGCCAGAAGTAAAAAGGGGCGCATCAAGCGCCAGATGTTCGCCAAATTGCGCACCACTAAATACCTGAAAACCGCAGCCACTGCGGACTCTGCCAGCGTGCAGTTTGATGGGAAAGTCCAGCGCATCGCCCGTGTTCACCATTATGGTCTGCGTGATCGAGTCAGACGCAACGGCCCGGAGGCCCGGTACCCGGCACGCCGTCTTTTGGGCGTGAATGATGAGGTGGAAACCATCACCCGTGACACGCTGTTGCGCTGGCTGTCGGAGTGAAATTTGTGTCACGGACGGCACAAAACCCAACGCTGCCTCCCTTTTCCCTCTGATGGCAACCTTTCGTTATGAACGCACAACTAACCGAAATCATGCGCCTTATCACCAACCTGATCCGCACCGGCACCGTAACCGAAGTGGACCGGGAAAACTGGCTGTGCCGGGTGAAAGTGGGCGAGCTTGAAACCAACTGGATTAACTGGCTGACACTGCGCGCAGGCGGTGCCCGTACATGGTGGTGCCCGTCGCCGGATGAGCAGGTGGTGGTGCTGAGTATGGGCGGCAATCTGGAAACCGCTTTTGCCTTACCTGCGATCTATTCCAACCAGTTCGCGCCGCCGTCGGACTCTGTGGACGGCTGCGTAACGGAATACCCGGACGGTGGCTGGTTTGAATATGAACCAGCGACCGGCCGCTGGCATGTGCGGGGCATCAAATCCATGGTGATCGAGGCTGCAGATAACATAACCCTGAAAACGGGGGAATTTGTGGTGGAAGCAAGCAACACGCGCATAAACAGCGAAGTGGTGATCAATGGTGGCGTTACCCAGGGCGGCGGCGCCATGAGTTCTAACGGGATCGTAGTCGATAAACACGGTCATACCGGCGTTAAGTCCGGCGGTGATACATCGGGAGGTCCGGTATGACGCTGTATATCGGCATGAGTCAGGGCAACGGCAGGGCCATTACCGACACGGACCACCTGCGCCAGTCGGTCCGGGATATTCTGCTGACCCCGCAGGGGAGCCGCATTGCCCGGAGGGAATACGGCTCGCTTCTGTCTGAACTGATAGACCAGCCGCAGAACCCGGCGCTGCGCCTGCAGGTCATGTCTGCGGTCTATGTGGCTCTGAGTCGCTGGGAGCCACGGCTTACCCTGGATTCCATCACCATAAACAGCAGTTTTAATGGTTCGATGGTGGTTGAACTTACCGGGCAGCGTGATAACGGCGCGCCGGTTTCACTTTCGGTATCAACAGGAGCAGACAATGGCAGTCATTGACCTTTCCCAGCTGCCCGCCCCGCAGATAGTGGATGTGCCGGATTTTGAAACGCTGCTAAACGAACGGAAAGCCGCGTTTATGGCCCTTTATCCGGCAGACGAGCAGGACGCGGTAAGGCGCACGCTTGAGCTGGAGTCTGAACCCGTGACCAAGCTCCTGCAGGAAAATGCGTATCGTGAAATCCTCCTGCGTCAGCGCATTAACGAGGCGGCGCAGGCGGTCATGGTGGCTTATGCAATTGGCGGCGATCTCGATCAGATGGCGGCCAACTACAACGTGAAGCGGCTGACGGTTACACCTGCGGATAACGACGCAGTGCCGCCGGTCGCAGCGGTAATGGAAAGTGATGAGGCGCTGCGCCTGCGTGTTCCTGCTGCATTTGAGGGGCTGTCCGTGGCGGGGCCGACGGCGGCCTATGAGTTTCACGCTAAAAGCGCTGACGGGCGAGTGGCTGACGCCAGCGCAACCAGCCCGGCACCGGCGGAGGTGGTGCTTACCGTGCTGAGCCGTGAGGGCGACGGAACGGCAGCGGCGGATCTGCTGGCAGTGGTTGAACAGGCGCTTAACAGTGAGAACTTGCGGCCGGTTGCTGACCGTCTGACGGTGCGCAGCGCTGAAATTATTCCGTACAGCGTGGATGCGACGATCTTTCTTTACCCTGGGCCAGAAGCTGAGCCGGTGATGGAGGCGGCAAAAGCCAGCCTGCAGAAATATATCGCCAGCCAGACGAGGCTGGGGCGTGATATTCGCCGCAGTGCTATTTATGCCGCGCTGCATGTTGAAGGTGTGCAGCGTGTTGAGCTGGCCTCGCCGCGCGCTGATGTAGTGCTTGATAAGACACAAGCCGCTTCATGTACAGAATGGAGCGTAACCAACGGGGGAACGGATGAATAGTCTGCTTCCTCCTGGCTCATCGCCGCTTGAGCGCCGACTTGCTCTGACCTGCAGCGGCATTTCCGATCTGCAGGTGCCGCTTCGGGATTTATGGAACCCGGCAACATGCCCGGTCAAGTTTCTGCCGTATCTGGCGTGGGCCTTTTCGGTTGATCGCTGGGACGAAGGATGGGCGGAGAGCGTGAAGCGCCGTGTGGTGCAGGATGCGTTCTATATCCATCAGCACAAGGGCACAGCCAGCGCGGTGCGGCGTGTGGTGGAGCCGTTCGGCTTTCTGATCCGAATCATTGAATGGTGGCAGACCGGCGAGGCGCCGGGCACGTTTCGCCTGGATATTGGGGTGCAGGACCAGGGCATAACAGAGGAAACCTATCTGGAGCTGGAGCGCCTGATTGGTGACGCCAAACCCTGCAGTCGGCATCTGATCGGCATGTCCATAAATCTGCAGACGAGCGGGCCATATTTTGTGGGAGCTGCCACGTACACCGGCGAAGAAATCACGATTTACCCGTATATCAACGAAACCATCATTTCCGGTGGCACTGCCTACGAGGGCGGCGCCGTCCATGTTATTGACACAATGAGAGTGAACCCATGAGCGCAAAATTTTATACCCTGCTGACGGAGATTGGCGCGGCAAAACTGGCAAGCGCTGCCGCGCTCGGTGTGCCGCTGAAAATTACCCAGATGGCGGTGGGGGATGGCGGCGGCGTGCTTCCAACTCCCAGCGCACAACAGACGAAGCTGGTTTCCGAAAAGCGGCGCGCTGACCTGAACATGCTTTACATTGATCCGCAGAACAGCAGCCAGATTATTGCTGAGCAGGTGATCCCCGAAACTGAGGGCGGTTGGTGGATTCGTGAAGTTGGGCTGTTCGATGAAACGGGCGCGCTGATCGCAGTGGGAAACTGCCCGGAGAGCTACAAACCGCAGCTGGCAGAAGGGAGCGGCCGCACGCAGACAGTGCGCATGGTACTGATTACCAGCAGCACCGATAACATTACGCTGAAAATTGACCCGTCCGTAGTGCTGGCTACCCGCAAATATGTGGATGACAAGGTGTTGGAACTGAAGGTGTATGTAGATGAGCTGATGGCGGCGCATCTTGCTGAAGCTGATCCGCATACGCAATATGCGCCAAAAGCCAGCCCGACGTTTACCGGCACCCCAAAAGCCCCGACTGCAGCTGCAGGTAACAATACCACTCAGCTTGCCACAACTGCGTTTGTGCAGGCGGCTCTGATCGCCCTGGTGAATGGCGCCCCGGCTACGCTGGACACGCTGAAAGAAATTGCTGCGGCTATCAACAACGACCCTAATTTCAGCACCACCATTACTAACGCGCTTGCACTGAAAGCCCCACTGGCAAGCCCGGCCTTGACCGGAATACCGACGGCGCCCACGGCTGCACAGACTGTCAACAATACGCAAATTGCCACTACTGCTTTCGTAAAATCAGCTCTGGCTGCGCTTGTTGGCTCATCACCTGCGGCGCTTGATACCCTGAACGAGCTGGCGGCGGCTTTAGGAAACGATCCTAACTTTGCAACCACCATGACGAACGCGCTGGCTGGCAAGCAGCCGCTGGACAACACGCTAACTGCATTGTCAGGAAAATCAGTTGCTGCCCTTCTCGAATACCTCGGT